TATTAGATGAATCATCTAACTGGGGTTCTAATCATAAATTATCTGGTGTTGCTTATCTTGCTTTTAAATTCAAATGGAATCAAGACGCATTTAATTCATTACCAGAAGTTAAAGTAGTTCTTAAAGGTAAAAAGATATATGACCCAAGATTAGATTCTACTAAAGGTGGTTCTGGTTCTCATAGACAAGATACAGCTTCTACTTGGACTTATTCTGCTAACTCATCTTTATGTCTTTTAGACTATTTAAGAAATACTAGATATGGAAAAGCTTTACCTAATTCTTCATTTGAAACTAATTATAATTCATTTAAAACTTCAGCAGATTTATGCGACACAAATGTAACACCTTATTCTGGTGGAACAGATATTAACTTATTTGAAACAAACATAGTTCTAGATACTGAGCAAAAACTAATAGATAATGTAAGAGAACTATTAAATCCAATGAGAGCAATATTTACCTATACACAAGGTAAGTATTTCTTAATTATTGAAAATACAGGTTCATCACAATTAAGTTTAAACAAAGATAACATTATTGGTGGTATTAAAATATTTGGTGAGAAGAAAAATACTAAGTATAACCGAGTTATAGGAACATTTGTTAATCCTGATAAAGAGTGGCAAGAAGATACAGTATCATTTCCACCAGCAGATGATTCTGGTTTACCTGCTGAAGACCAATACGCAACATTACTAGCACAAGACAATGGAACTAATTTAGAAGGCAATTTTAGTTTTCAAGGTATTACAAATCCTTATCAAGCAGAAGAACTTTGCGAGATTGTTTTAAAAAGATCAAGAAATGCTTTAGCAGTAGAAGTTATGTGTACTTCAGAAGCACTTAATCTAACTATTGGAGATTTAGTTGATCTTACTTACACAACTGGTGGATTTAGTTCTAAACTATTTAGAGTTTATGGATTAACTATTAATTCAGATTCTACAGTTTCATTAAAACTTATTGAACATCAAGATAACTTCTATACTTGGTCAGAAAAAGCAGAAGCACCAACAATAGCTGATACAACATTACCAAATCCTAATAATGTTCAAACACCAGCTTCAGTTACTTTAGATGACCAATTAATTGAATACTCAGACGGAGTTGTTATTACAGCTTTAGATGTAACAATAGGTGCATCACCAGATAGCTTTGTAGATTACTACCAAGTTGAATATAAACTAAGCACAGATACAGATTACATTATTGCTGGACAAGGTTCTGGTTTAACTCAAAGAATACTAAACGTAAAAGATGGATTTACTTATAACGTAAGAGTAAAGGCATTTAATACATTAGGAGTTGGTTCTACATATACATCTGCAACAAGAACTATCGTTGGTGGAATTGCACCACCTTCTGATGTAACAGATTTCTCTTGTAATATTATTGGTGGAGATGCACATTTATCTTGGCAACAAATTAGTGATTTAGATTTAGCACATTATCAAATCAGATATTCTACATTAACAACAGGTGCTTCTTGGGGTAACTCAGTTTCTTTAGTTGAAAAGGTTGCAAGACCAGCTACTTCAGTAACAGTTCCAGCAAGAGTAGGTTCATATCTTATAAAAGCAGTAGATAAAAATGGTAACTATTCTTCTAATGAAACAATCATTGAAACAAATGTATTAGCAATAGGAAATTACAATGCTGTTGCAAGTCAAACAGAATCTCCTACATTTTCAGGAACTAAAACTAATGTAATAGTTTCTGAAGGAACATTAAGATTGGACTCATCAGAATTATTTGATTCTGCAATAGGAAACTTTGATTCTGCCACTTCATTCTTTGATTCTGGTGTAACTGCTTATGACTTATATTCTGAAGGAACTTATTTATTTGCAAGTCCAATAGATATAGGTGCAGTTCATACATCAAGAGTAACTGCTTCTATTACACAGACATCAGATAATTTAGATGATTTATTTGATTCAAGAACTGGAGATTTTGATGATGCGCAATCTAACTTTGATGGAGATACTCCAGCTAATTCTAATGCTCATATTGAGATTGCTTTATCAAATGATAACATAACTTATACTTCATTTAGAAACTTTGTTGTCGGAGATTACACAGCTAGATATTATAAATTTAGAGTAACATTGAGGTCTTTTGATTTATCATCAACACCAGTTATTAGTGCTTTATCAGTAAGTATAGATATGCCAGATAGAATATTTAGTGGAAATGATATTGTTTCAGGCACAGGAACTTATACTGTTGCATTTACTTTACCTTTTTATTCTAATTCTTATGCAGTAGGAATAACAGCACAAGGTATGACCACAGGAGATTTCTTTACAATTTCAAATAAAACTGTTAATGGTTTTGATGTTGCATTTAAAAATAGTAGCAATTCAGGAGTTAGTAAAACTTTTGATTATTTAGCTAAAGGATATTAGATAGAATATGGCACAACATAATGATTATAATATAGCAAATCAGGGTTTCCCTGCATTTAGAACAGATTTAAACAACGTACTATCAGCAATCAATACATTAAACTCAGGAACATCTAGACCATCTTCTGCTGTTGCTGGAAGTCTTTGGTTAGATACAACAACTTCTACTGCACCTACTTTAAAATATTATGATGGTGCTGATGACATATCACTAGCAACTATTGACCATACTGCAAACACAGTAAACTGGTTAGATTCAACAGTATCAATTACTGGACTATCTACTTCTGCAACAGGAACAGTTTTAACACTTACTGACACTTATCTTAATTCAACAGTTTCAATTAGATTACCAAACGCAACAGCAATCGCAGATGATTCAGGAAATGAATATATCAAGTTTGCAAAGACAGCATCAGCAGTAAATGAAATATCAATTACAAATTCTGCTACTGGAAACTCTCCTGATTTATCTGTAACTGGTGGAGACACAAATATTGGATTAAGCATAACTACTAAAGGCACAGGATTAATTAAATTTAATGATGGTGCATACTACCCAGAAGCTACACTTACAGATGGTGCAACTATTACTTGGGACGTATCTACATCTCCAGTTGCTAAAGTAACTCTTGGTGGAAACAGAACTTTATCTGCACCTACTAATGGTGCTACTGGACAATTCGTATCATTACTTGTTATTCAAGATGGTACAGGTTCAAGAACATTAACTTGGAACTCAGCTTATGAATTTGCTTCTGACACAGCACCTACACTTACAACTACTGCTTCTCTTGGTGATCTATTTACTTTTAGATACAATGGAACTAAATGGTTAGAGACTGGTAGAAACCTTAAATTAACTTTATCTTAATATGTACGCACTAGTAATTAATAATGAAATAGTAAAAGTATTTGCAAACCCAGAAGGTTTTACTTTAAATGATAATCAATACTCATCTCAAATATTTACTGCTTGGTCTAAAGAAGAAAAAGAAGCAATAGGTATTTATGAAATTGAAACAGATTCTTCTAAATTTAAAGATGAATCTTACTACAATAATACTAATGAAATATTTGAATTTAAAAATGGCAAAGCAATTAAAAAATGGGGAACTGCAACTCCTAAACAATTAGAAGATGTTAATGCTACTGATGAAGATGGAGAACCAATAATTAGAGATGGAAAACAAGTAGTAACTAAAGGTTTAAAATCTCAAAAGATTTCTATATCTAAACAACAAACTGCTGGATTACTTTCATCAACTGATTGGTATGTAACTAGAAAAGCTGATACTGGAACTGCTATACCACAAGAAATACAAGATTTTAGAAATGAAGTAAGATCAATAAGCAATCAACAAGAGACACAAATAAATGCTTGTACTACTGTGGAAGAATTGAAGGCATTGTATTCTTATGTAAATACAGGCACAGAACAATCTCCAATCTACACTAGACCATTAGTTGAGTTCCCAAAGGTAGCTTAAATGCCATTTGTTATATTACCAACAAATAGTGCTTCTGGTGGCTACGAAATAACAAATTCTTTAAGATTTAATTCTGCAAGTTCTGATCGTTTAAACAGAACTCCTGCTAGTGCTGGTAACAGACAAAAGTACACTTTAAGCTTTTGGGTAAAAAGATCAAAACTATCAACTACACAACAAATTTTAGAAATTGATACAGGTGCAACTGCAAATTTTTTATACTTTGCATCAGGTTCAGATCAATTAGTTTGGTACTGTTATTCTTCTAGTGGTGGAGTTACAGATTTTTATTTACAACCAAATCAAGTATTTAGAGATGTTTCTGCTTGGTATCATATCATGTTAGTAGTAGATACTACTTTAGCAACAGCAGACAATAGAGGAAGAATATATGTAAATGGTAGTGAAGTAACTTCCATGTTATACAGAACAAACCCAACACAAAATTTAAACACTTTAGTTAATAATACAAATCAACATAACATTAGTGGGGCAAGTTATTTAGATCTTTATTTATCTGAAATGTATTTAATAGATGGTCAAGCATTAACACCATCATCATTCGGCGAAACAGACGAAGATACAGGAATATGGAAACCAAAAGCATACACAGGTACTTATGGAACTAATGGCTTCTACCTGCAATTTAAAAACTCATCATCTCTTGGCACAGATTCTTCAGGAAACGGAAACACATTCACAGTAAATAATCTAACTTCTATTGACCAGACTACTGATACTCCTACTAATAATTTTGCTACTATAAATACATTAACTTGTAATGATACAGCTACATTAACATCAGCAGATGGTAACTTAACTATAACTGGTGGAAATGATATGGGTGCAACTATTGGTATCACAAAAGGTAAATGGTATTGGGAATCTAAAAGAAGTAATACTGGAACTGTTGCACATTGGGGAATTGGATTTACGCAAAGTTGGTATTCATCTACTCAAATAGTAACTGGTAATGGTGCTGGTTATTTTTTTAGAAATGATTTTGTTAGTGGTCTAAATGTTAGTAATTCTGGTACTAATGGATTTACAAATATAAGTGCATCTTCAACAGGAAGTTCAGTTGCTAATGGAGATATTATTGGTGTTGCTTTAGATTTAGATAGTGCAACAAAATCTGTTACATTTTATCAAAATGGTTCTTCAGTTGCATCAGCTACTTTTTCTTATGATGGAACATCTAGTATATGTTTTCCATTTATAAGAAATAATAGTGGTGCTCAAAGTCAATTAAACTTCGGCAACCCACCATACTCAGCTAATTCATATACTGATGGTGCTGGATATGGTAACTTCTCATACAGTGTACCAAGTGGATATTATGCTTTATGCACTAAAAACTTAGCAACATTCGGATAACAGATGGCATATTCAACAATAGATCGTCCAAGTAATAATTTTAGAATAAAACTTTATACTGGTAATGGTTCAACTCAATCTATTACGTTTGATGAATCAACTGCCATGCAACCAGATTGCACTTGGATTAAAGTTAGAAACGATACAAACGTATTATTAGTACATGACGTAATAAGAGGTGCTACTAAAGAAATTTATACTGATTTGTCAAATGCTGAAGCTACTGATGTTAATGGTTTAACAGCATTTAACTCAAATGGTTTTTCGGTTGGTTCTGCTAATGGTGTGAATAGAAATGGATATAATTGTATAAACTGGTCATGGAAAGCAAATGGAACAGGAGTGTCAAACACAGCAGGTTCTATAACAAGCACAGTATCAGCTAATACAACAAGTGGATTTAGTATTGTAAAATATACTGGTAATGCAACAAATGGTGCTACTGTTGGTCATGGCTTAGGTGCTGTTCCTGATATGCTTATTGGAAAAGATTTATCTGATGGTTCTGGTTGGGGTATTTGGCATAAAAATTTATCAGGTGCAACATATAGATTATCATTTGATACTGATGCTCAATCTAATGATAGTGCTTTATTTGGTGGAAGTGGTGCTGTATTACCTACTTCAACAGTATTTACTTTAGGAAGTGGTGGTGGTTTAAATGGTGCAAATGCAAATATAGTTTATTGTTTTACAAGTATTAAAGGATATTCTAAATTTGGTTCTTACACAGGTAATGGTTCTGCTGATGGAACTTTTGTATATACAGGATTTAAACCGTCGTTTGTTTTATTTAAAAGAACAGATAGTGCTGGTTATGATTGGTGTATTTATGATAACAAAAGAGATCCATATAACGTAGCACAAAAAGAATTATATACAAATGGTTTATATGCAGAAGGCACAGCAACTAACAATATGGATTTTTTATCTAATGGTTTTAAACCAAGAAGAACAAGTGCTGGAGTAAATGCTTCTGGTGGAACATATATATACATGGCATTTGCTGAAAATCCTTTTGTATCATCTAAGTCAATACCAACTACTGCAAGATGATCTGGTTTATATTAGGCACAGTTCTTGGATTATATTTAGAATGGAAGTTTGAGATCGCCAAATATATTATAGAATCAATTAAGATTCACCTAAACTTGAAATAATCAAGTTAATCACCATATCCTTTAAAACAAACGGAGATAACAATGCTAAACTATTCAGACATAAAAGCTTATTGGTCTAAATTCTATGCAGATGCTTTTGAAGATGCTAAAACATTTTGGAAAGACTATGCTAAGAACGTAGAACAGTTCTATAAAAAATAACTTTATTAAAACACAATAGTTTGATATTAGTGCATAAAATTTAATGTGCATTTACAAACTTTGGATTGGTGGGTGTGTCTTGCTAAAGTCTTGCAAATGCGAAAAAGACAATGGCAAGAACTCACAACGAAGAACTTATATCTCTAAGGGGACATATAACAGGAATTAAACGAGAAGTTAAATTACTAAGTTCATCAGTATATAAACTGGAAAAGAAGGTAGAAAACCTATATTGGTCAATACTTGTAGCCACTGGTTCTTTATCTCTAGCTTTGATAACAATATTTCTTGCCAAGTAGTACGAATACAACTAACTGGTTGCGTATATGAAAAATAAAAGAATATTAGTCATATCTGATTTACACTTTCCATTTGCTCATAAAGACTGGCATGGATTCCTAACTAAACTAAAAGCTAAATACAAACCTGATACAGTTGTAAATATTGGTGATGAAATGGATTTTCATTCTATCAATGTATCTCACACAATAGACCCTGATCTTCCATCTCCTAAAGATGAATTAGAACTTGGTAAAAAAGAAATACATAGACTTCATAAACTATTCCCACAAATGACTTTATTAGAATCAAATCATGGTTCTATGGTTTTAAGACGTGCTATGGCAAAAGGAATGACTAAATCTTTTATTAAATCTTATAACCAGATATTAGAAGTAGGTAATGGGTGGAACTGGAAAGAAAAACATTTTATAGACACAGATAAAGGTAGAATACTTTTTGGTCATCAATTTTCTCCTGATGTTTCTAAAGCTGTTGCTCAATATGCTTTATCAGTTGTTCAGGGACATTATCATACAATTAGCGAAGTAAGATTTCATGGTAACGATTTCCATTTAAACTTTGGAATGACTGTTGGTTGCTTAATAAATAAAGATGCACTTGCTATGAATTATATGAGACTTAACTTAAAGAAGCCAATTCTATCTTGTGGACTAATTACAAATGGTATGCCACATTTAACACCAATGTATTTGAAACGTAACGGAGATTGGGATAACAATATCTATATATGAGAGAAGTAAGTTTGAAGGAACTGCTTTTTAGTGAGACTGCTACAAGACTTGGAATAGACAATACTCCAACAGATCAAGTTCTAATAAATCTACAAACATTAATCTACGAAGTAATAACTCCAATCATAAATCAATTTGGCGATATTAAAATAACATCTGGTTATCGTTCTCCTGAATTATGCAAAGCAATAGGTTCTTCTGCTACAAGTCAACACGCATTTGGAATGGCAGTTGATTGCGAAGTTCTAGGAGTGCCTAATAAACAACTTGCTGACTGGGTGGTTAATCATTTAGAATACGATCAAGTAATTTTAGAATTTTGGAAACCAGAAGAAGCTAACTCAGGTTGGGTTCACATCTCATACAATAAAGGTAATAATCGTAAGATGTATTTAAGAGCATACAAAGCTAATAATAGAACAGTCTATGAAGTCTTATAAAAAACAAGTTGGTGGAAGCCACTATAAAAAATACAAGATTCAACCAGTTGAGTTTATAGTTAAAAATAATATTGGATTTTGTGAAGGTAACGTTATAAAGTATGTTCTAAGGTTTAAGGATAAAGGTGGTATTGCTGATTTAGAAAAGGCAAAACACTACATAGAACTGCTAATAGATTCATCTAAAAGTAGCAAATAGTCTAAAAACCGATTTAAACGCATTTTAAGGCATAGTGGCTTTAAAAAGTTAAATAGCGACAATAGCACCTATAAAATCAAAAAAAAGGGGTAATTTGTCGGTTTAAATAGGCAAATTTAAGGAGTTTAAAGCTACAATGGCATTTAATATACAAAATAAGGAAGAAAACCAGAACGCACCATTTGGTTTATTAGTACAAAAAGGATTAGTAGAAGATTTTTCAGCTTATGGCACTTATGGCTATAATGCAGATGTAAGCACATCATTTGAAACAATATGGACTGGTGGTGGCTTATATTCATATCCAACTACTGCAAGTACAGCTTCAGTAACAAGTTCAGACACAGTTTCTGACAATGGTGGAACAGTTGATCTTTATGGATTAAACGCAAGTTATCAATTACAAACTGAAAGAGTTGTTATTGGACAAACATCTACAAATACTTGGATTAGAGTTTTTTCTGCAACTTTAGTAAATGCAACAACTGGAAATGCCAATGTTGGCACAATTACAGTTACTGTTGATTCTAAATCTGTTGCTGTTATTCCTGCGACTTATGGAAAATCTTTAGCTTGTATTTATACTGTACCTGCAAACTGTAGAGCATTTATTATGACTGCTGGTATTGGTGTTTCTAAACAAAAAGAAATTGAATCTAAATTAATGATTAGAAGATTAACTGATGGAAATGCTTTTAATACTATTGGTTATCAAACTTTATTTGGTGGAAATGCTTATCAAGAATTTACTGTACCATTTTTAGTAGATCAAAAAACAGATATAGAGATTAGAGCAAAAGCAGATGCTACAACTTCTGTATCAGCTACATTTTCTTTATACGTTGAGGAATATCATTAATGTGGTGGAACATCATACCTACAGTAGTTAAAACTGGTGCTGAGATTTATAAGAATCATAAACAATCAGAACTATTAGAATCAGAAGCTGAACGTAGATACTATGAACGTATGGCTAAAGGTGAGATTGAATATCAAAGAGATGTTTATGATCAGCAAGACAAATCATGGAAAGATGAATTTGTTTTAATTATAGTATGTGTTCCAATTATTGTATTATCTTATGCCATCATTAGTGATGATGTTAATATTAAAACTAAATTAGATTTATTCTTTGATTACTTTGGTAAGTTTCCTACTTGGTATCAATGGTTAATAGTAGGTATCTTCTCAGCGATTTACGGATTAAAGCCGACACTAGATATATTTAAAAAATGAACTTCTATCTAATTACCTATGCAATTAGTTTTGTTAAGGTAAATGATGAGAGCATAAAAGAAGATATTGCTCATTGTAGATTCTTTGATACTGGTTCTTTTGTAAATGCCAGTTCATTTTTAGCTTCATTAAAACAAGTTAAGAAACTTAGAATTACAGGAGTTGAGTTTGAAGTAGAAGAATGTGGTTGGTATGATTATTATGAAGATATTTCAAACACTATTCACTAACTTAACTGCACTTCAAAATATTCTATACCATCATTGGGAAAGCTTTTTAATTGCGACTTTGGCAATAGCTTTAATATTTGATCTACACTTTTAAATATAATCTTATCAGCTAAAGGAAAGCAAATAGTAAACTTAGTATGATAGTTTGTAAAAGCTTGTTCAAAATAAATATATCTTTTAACATCTCTAACTTTAATCTTAGCTAAAGTCTTTCCATGTTCCCAAGTAGCATTTTTTAATTCAACAAAGAACTGCTCTTGCTTATGTGCTTCTTTAGGTGCGTATACGAAGTAGTCTGGGAAAGCTTTGATAAGTGTTGGGAGTTTGGCAAACAAAGGAATAACACTTTCAGCGAAAGATTGAGAATCGCTAACAGCATTAAGACCAAGCTTCCTATAAAGATAGCCACGATTAGTGCAATACTGAACAAAACGATCTTCACTAATGTTAAGATAATTTTTTGTGCGATTTTCATAAGACTCATGATTGAAGTTCTCAATGTATTTTTTATCATTCATTTAGCGACTCAGTTCTCTATTTGTTACTAACCATGATCTATAAAGATCAACCCAGCTTTGTAAGTTAGCATATTTACCTTTTAGAATTGAATAGTTCTTTTCTGCAACTAATAAACCTTCTACTAATGTTGCGTAGTTATCATCAGCATAAGCCCACTTTTCTGCTTCACTTACACTGCAATTCTTTTCTAATTTCTTAGTAATAGTTAATTGTGCAAATGTTATTTTCTTAAATTCTTCGCAACGTCTAAATGTATATAACGCATTAGACATTTCTTCTGAGATAGAATCTAGTTCTTGTTTTATCGTATCGGGATTCTTTAGAGCAAAATCTTCCATAACCTTCCTTTACATTTTTAAGTTGTGTTACTAGACTAAGCTAGTAATTCTTCAAATTTCAAAACCACTTTTGTTTCTAAAGCATCTTTAAGTCTTTTTGCCTTTTCCATTTTATGCTTTAGTTCAAAATACTTCATAGATACTCTATGATGCCTGTCTCTTAGGTTCTGAACTTGAGTTTTCATTTTCTCCATCAGCTATTTTAATATTATTTCTAATAAACTTTGTATTCAATATGTTTACCGAAATAATCTTTCCTTCCTTTTTTTCTGTTAGAGCATCTTCTGTGTTATCAAAGAGTTCCTTAACTACAATGCTACACTCAATTAACTTTTCTCTAACAACCTTCATTATGTTTTTTATATATAATATTTCATTAAATTGCAAGGATATGGCGAGGGAAAACATAAGGGATTTATGCGTGATCGTTGAATCAAAAACCCTCGCCATAAGAAACTTAGTTATGGAAATTCATCTGAAATAAAAACTTATAATCTTTTATTTTCAAATCAATTTCTTCCTTTGTAACACCAATTTTGCCAGATTCAATACCTGATTTTAATAAAGCCATAGTGAACATATATTCATCTTTATTAAATGCTTTACTAGGTGCAGAAGAACTAGCCATATCTTTTTCAATAGCTGTTACTGCTTCATTAAAGTTTTCTGATTCAAAATCATCAACATTAAAGCTAGTATCTGGTTTAGCAGTTGGTAGTTCTTGTATCATTGGACTTTTATCTTCTTTGGTAAGAACGAATAAACTTCCATTCTTTTTTGACGCACCACAAGTTACGGAAACATTTTTTCCCTTAGCTATGGCAGGGTGCAAGATAGATGACCAAAGAACTATCTCTTGTTCGCCTACTTTAAACTTGAAATTTGGAAACTTATTAGCAGTTCCATCTTTACCAAGTCTATTATCGTAAACGTATTTTATTACTCCTTGTACGTTCATATTACTTCTCCTTATTGTTTAGGTAGCGATACATTTTTAGACAGGCAATCGCCACTTCTTCCTGTGCATCTCCTATTGGAAATTCCTTAATATTTAATTTACCTTGCTTAGTGCAATTAACAATTACACCTTGCTTAACATCAATTCCAAGTTCTTCTTTAACACAAATCTTATAAAGATAGATTTGCACTAACATAGAATCTCTTATTCCTGATGATGACTTCCAATCATAAATAATATGCTCTCCTGATTTGTTTTTAAATATAGCATCAAGAGTTCCAGTAAATTTATGAATACGACTAAGAACTTTGCGTTCAGTAAATACAATCTCTAAACCTTCTTGCTTATCGTACCATTCTTTAAACTTACCAAATGATTTTTTAATCTCAGGATTGATAATCTCAGGAACAATTCCTTTATGAATATAATCTTCAATTAAATTGTGCACTTGAGTTCCAACTAAACCAGCATCACCCATGCTTTGATTTGGTGCTTTTTTAATTTGATCTGCAATCTTAGCTAATTCAATTTCATCATAGCTAACACCTGCTCTAATTAACTTTTTAAATTCTTCAGAACATATCTTAGCTGACCATAATCCAATTACATTAGCTGGAGTTAATAGTTTAGTTATACCAGTAGCAGATGGAAGTTGCTCATCATTCCAAAAGTATTGATGTTGTATTGGGTCAAATAATAAAGTTTCTTGACCATTGTATAGTTTTATTTCTTCCATTTTGCCTTCCCTTTTTGTTTAGCTATAAATATCCTGCTTAATTATTTTACTGTAGTCTGATTTGATTAAATTTGCATCAAATAATTTATCTACAGGCAAACCAAATACTTTACCAACTTTGTATAATTGAACTGCACTTAGTTGATTAGTTCCTAGTTCAAATTTAGATACTTGTTGTGTTGCAGAACCAATGAACTCAGCAAGTTGTCGCTGACTCATAAATTTAACTTTACCTGTTATAGGTTCTTCAACTTTAGTATTGTGTCGCAAGTATCTTAAATTACTTGCTAGTGTATTTACTATTTGGATTCTTGATTCCATATTTCCTTCCATCTGTTGTGTTGAGTTTGCCAATATTCACAATTTATATCTGGGTTATGATAAGGAAACGACTTATAGAAATCATCTAAAGTTATTGTCTTATCTTCTACCGAACATAAATCATAATAGTATGGTGCTTCATTAGAAACTATCCATCTGTTAGTTTTAGATTCTAATAGCAGTCTATTTATTTCTTGTTGTACTGTTTTAGTTAATGACATTGTGATTCCTTCCTTTTAAACAGTTTTTAATATAGTTTTTTTTAGTATCTTCTGGCAACGATACAACACCTAAACTAGCTGGTCTTAATATATTTGTAATTATGAAGTTTTGAAACTCCATTCCAGTTGTTATGTGTTGATCTGCTAAAGCAGTACAATGTTGAATATCATCTGTGATTTCAACTGCTCTTGCTTCATTCCAAGTACCAGCACGACCCTTCGTGTCAATAATTGGTTTGTATGTGCTACAATTACTTATTGTTATAATAAGTATTAAACCTAATAATGTTTTCATTTTTCCCTTTGTTTATTTTAGTTAAGTAATCTTCAGTATGGATATTAGCAATATCAATTTTCTTTAATATTGGTTTTTGTTTCCAAGCCAAAGTTATGTATTCCAATAAAGTTTCAGTTCGCTGATTCTTTATTAAAATTTCTAAGACTCTACTCGCTAGTTTGTGATCGTTGTTTTTCATTTGCCTTCTCTAGTTGTTGCTTTTCTTTTTTTAACTCAGCTTCTTTAAGTGCTTGTTTAAGCTTCTCAGCAAATACTGATTCGCCTAGTTTGGTACTTAAATCTTTATTTGAAAAGTTCATCTTTTTTCTTCCCATTTATACTTTTTAGTAAAGCATTGTAAAGTGCCTTTTGATAACTTGTGATTTTAGTTCCTGAAAATTCCTGTATTAAAAAATAGTTTTTAATTTCTTCAGAAATACCCACCAGAATATCACGATCTATCTTAATCATCATAGTTAATTAATTGCTAAGTGTATTAATATTATACTTGCACCAAGCAATATAGCTGTGATAACCAATCCTATTCCGTCTTTAGTTTCTCTAGTCATTTATTGTTCTCCCATATTAAGATTGCCAAAAGCACTGCGAAACAGAAGTACCAAAACCCTAAATCATTTATAACTTCTAGCATTGTTTTGTCATCATGTTGTTAAGTTTACTTATTAGAGTAGTAATACGTTTCTTTGTATGCTCTCCTCTAATTTCATTGTCCAACAAGATTCTTGATAGAACTGCTGTCATCAGTTTCATTTCATAATAACTCATTGAACAAATAACTCCTGTGTTTCTCATTTACGTTTCCTTTTCTTACCAAAGCAATCCCATTTCTTATGGTATGATTTGAGTAATTTTGCTAGTTGTTTTTTCATAACCAATTCTCTTTTCCATGTTCAACGTAACATTCTCCATAAATTGAACTTATGTAATGAACATATTTATTCTCACATTGATTTTCATAATAATTTTTTGCATCTTTTTTAGCTGTTGTTTTTGTATAAACTCCCTCATCAAAAGAGATCAACATAGCTTTGGCTTCATCATCAATAATTTGATTTTGAAACTTAATTGGCAAATCATTAAAATCAATATTTTCTTTTATGATTTTTATTTTTTCTTTCATATTTTCCCTTTATGTTTTTTATATAAAATAAATATAGTTATATAAATATTAATATCAACTATAAAATGATAAAATGTGGATAATTTATACAAGAAATATATCAATTAAAACAATGACTTATTCGTTGCCATTTTGTTCTATATTTGATACTAGGGATTGTGGGTAAGTGCCTTCCCTTACCCACGTTATATAACTAGGAGTTAAAATGCCTTTAAAATATGGAAAAAAGAACATTGGTAAAAATATATCTATGTTAATGAAAGAGGGTCGTGGCAGAAAACAATCAATAGCAATAGCATTATCTCAATCTAGAAAACGCAAACGTAAGTAATGCAAATAGCGAAGGCAAACATAATTCATTCTGTTAAGCATCAGAAGTTCGTAGCTTCTTTTCCATGTGTCGTTTGTGGCAACGATACTCAAGTTCAATGCTGTCATATTCGTTCTATCCCTAAAGTAGGTAATGTAGGCAAAGGCATAAGAGATGATAGATTTTGTATTCCAATGTGCTTTACCTGCCATACATTACAACATCAAATAGGCGAATTAGAGTTCTTCTATAAATTTAATATAAACCCTATTGCAGTCAGTTTAAAATTGGCTATTATATCTCCTTGCAATAAAATTAACCAAGCCAAACAGGAGGGTGCATACAATGGAAAACTTAACTATCAAGAACATATCCGAAATAACAAAAAAAGTTCTTTGCAATCATAAACTATACAAAGATATAAATTTCTTTGACGTTCCACATAACAAAATTTGTCTAGCAGTTATTAGAGAGATTACAGAATTATCTTATAATGAAATTGGCAAAGCTTATAACAAATCATGGTTTACAATTTATGCTTCTGTAAAAGACACACAGAAAAATGGATTAAAAACTTTTACAAATAAAGTTATAGAACTTGTTAAGGGAGAGATCAAATGAGAGTTTTGGTTGCTTGTGAATATAGTGGCACAGTAAGAGATGCTTTTGCAAAACTTGGACATGATGCTTGGAGTTGCGATATTTTACCAACGGAATCTAAAGGAAATCATATTCAAGATGATATATTAAAAAACTTAGATAATAATTGGGATTTAATGATAGCACACCCACCTTGCACTTATTTGTCTAATGCTGGTATTAGATGGTTTAATGAACAAAAATATGGAGAAAAAGCAAAATTAAGAAAAAAATTAAGATTAGAAGCTTTAGAATTTGTTAAGAAATTATATTATTGCAACATACCTAAGGTTTGTATTGAAAATCCAGTTGGTTATTTAAACAACAATTTTAAAAAACCAGATCAAATAGTGCAGCCATATTTTTTTGGTGATGAAGAATCAAAAAGAACTTGTCTTTGGTATAAAAATTTAACACCATTAAAGCATACAAAACTTGTTAAACCAAAAATTCATGGCTATTTAAAATCTGGTAAAAGAAAAGGCAGTCCAATTTATTTTAGTGATGGAATTGGTGGAAAAGACAGGCAAAAAATAAGATCAAAGTTTTGGAATGGTATAGCTGAAGCTATGGCAAATCAATGGACTGTTAAATGACTGAAGGGTGGATAGCTTTACATAGGAAGATTTATAATTCTAAAGATTTTAATAATCAGTTAGAAGTAGCTGTATTTTTGTATTTGGTTTCTATGGCTTCATATCAACCAACAAAAGTTGTTTATAGAAAAAAGACTATATTTTTAAAAAGAGGTGATGTTTCAATAGCTTATAGAGATTTAGCTAAAAAATTTGGAATTTCTTTTGATAGAGTAAGAACCATAATTAAAAATTTAGTAGCAACTGGCAACATCAATCAAACTTTGCACAAACGATTAAGTGTATTTAGCATTGTAAAATATAACAAATATCAAGATTTGCCGACACCTACCAATCAAACTATCCCACACAGAACAACAACTAATACTACTATTACTACTAGTATAGATAAAAATATGTTAAGTCTTAGCAATATGACTAATACACCAAAGAAAATTACTATTCCTACACTGCAAGACTTAAAAACCAAGATCATTGAGAAACCAAAAGAAAAGAACGAGTGGGAAATTATGCGTGAAAAACTTGACGCAGAAGATTACGAAAAATGGGTTCTGCACACATTAAACTCTTGAAATAAAACAATAATATCTTTATAAATACAAATAACTAGCTAGGTATCAGGGGTGGTGAAATTCCACCCTACAAAAATTATATATTTACATAATCCTAAAATAACATTACTGATTCGCCTTATAACAACAGGAGAATGTAGTTATGGAAAAAACAATAGAAAAAGCTTTAAAGCAATTAGACAAGATAGATGATTTAGTTGCAAAGCTAAGAGACCAACTTGAGTCAGCGATTGACGACTATGAGACAGATGATTCTGATGATTACGATTCAGATGATGATTTCTCAGATGACGAAGATTTAGATTCTGACGAAGAATAATCTAATTAGATAAGCTGTAAAGCTGGAAGGTTATCAAAACCTTAAAAATCAATGAACAGTAAAATACTAAGCATCAAGCTTTGGGATTACACAATCATTTTATTATTTTTAATGTTAGTGTTTTTAATTGGAACATTTTTTCCAAACGATCACACTAAAGACAAAATAAGACAAAGCACTATTGATGAAATTAGGAAGATAGGTTTCTTTGAACCTAAAGTGGATAACACTTCACCAGATAAGTTTATAACAAGTATGCAGAAATGTATTGCTTACATAAACTTGGACTTACACAAAGATCAACATATACCAACATCATTAATTATTGCACAAAGCATAGTTGAAAGTAACTTCGGAACTTCAAGATTTGCTAAGGAAGGCAATAATCTATTTGGAGTTAGGGTATGGTCTAAGGAAGGTATGTTGCCATTAAAACAAGACCCATCAATTAACTGGAGAGTTAAAACTTATAAATCTAAATGCCAATCAGTTAGGCATTACATAAGCACATTAAACAATAATCATCACTATCAGGATTTTAGACAACTGCGAAATAGAACAAAAGACCCTATTAAATTAGCTGATACATTAGACAATTTTAGCACTAGCAAAGAATACACAAATCATGTTAAGCAGATATTAATTAAATACAAAGGCAAAATATAATGGCTAACGAGACTACATCAACATCACTAAGCAAACTTTATACAAACAAAGTTAAGACTAAAGGTACTTATAGAGTTTATAGACCAAAGCCATTAAAGATGCCGAGAAAAAAGAAATGAAAAAACCTATTTGGGAAAGACAAAGACCATCTAAACTTGGCAGACCAAAACCATTTAATACTAAAACAAAAGCTTACAAAAAAGCTAGACGTTCTGCTGGTCAAAAATTCGGCAAGAAAAACAGCTTTGTTAAAAACCTATACATAGCAAAGAAGCTTAAAAGAAAATGAGTTTACCTAACGAGATAGTCTTTGGAAGCAGACTGATTAAGTTAGACTACATTGACAAAGAAACAGCATATAAGAAAAAGATTTTCGGTGAATTTGACTCAGACAAAAACACTATGACCATAGACAAATCACTAGATAACATTGAAATGAGTAACACCTTACTTCACGAGATATTCCATTTAATCCATGACGAATATAAAATAGATTTACCAGCTAAAGCAGAAGAAATAAGCTGTAATTCACTAGCTAATGGAATCTGCCATGTACTATACCAAAACCAGAATCTACTAGAGTTCCTTTACAAATCGTTAAAAAAAGCTTAATAGAACATTTAACGAACATAGTCGGTTAATATGGATAAGAATACACCAGTAATAGACATACCTAAGAAGGTAGGTAGACCCAATTTTGAATTTACACCTAAAATATTAGAACAAGTTAAAACTATGGCTAGTTACATGTGTACTAAAGCAGAAATAGGCAAAATAATTGGTTGTTCAGAATCCACGATTAATAGAAACGAATCAGCACAGGAAGCATGGGAACAGGGGGTTGCACTAGCAAAACAAGAGATTAGAAAAACTCAATTTGATATAGCCACTAAACTAAAATCAAGCATAATGGCTATGTGGTTAGGAAAAGTTTATCTTGGACAAACCGATAAAATACAAAATGCTGATGACAATGTTCCACTGCCAATCTATGATATTATTGAACACGAAGAACCTAAAGAAATAGAATTTAAGGAAGTTAAAAATGAGTAAATGTATATTTTGTAAAAGAGAAATGCTTAATAAGCTTGAACAACACATCAAAGCTTGTCATAAGTGCATTGTTGATTTGCTTATGAAAAAGCATAACTTAAAAGTTAAAAAACAAGCACCAATAAAATTGAACTTAAAAAAGTATGAGTAAATTTAGTTTATTAAAACGAGACAAGAACCCACGAGGTGGTCTCAGCAGTTCTGGTAGAAGAAGATATAACAAAGCAACAGGTGGCAATTTAAGACCACCAGTTAAATCAAGACCAGATACTTTGACTGAGTATAGACGTAAAGGTTCGTTCTTAGTTAGAATGGGTAGTAGTCAAGGTAGATTGTTTGATAATAAAGGCAGACCAACTAGACTGCTTTTATCGCTTCGTGCTTGGGGCTATAAAGGCAGAAGCAAAGCTGAAGCAGTGGCTTTAGGCAGAAGATATTTGAAGGCATATCAGAATAAGAAAAAGTAGTGGAATACTTCGCTATATTTTTCTTAATGATATTTAATGGGAACGATTATGAACCCATATTTTTAAAGATGGAAGACAATAGAACATTCCAATCTTTAGGAGATTGTATTAAATTTGCTGATAAACAAGCAGATTTAATTATAGAAACATTAAACGAACAAGGTATATTATATAAGGATTTGATATTTAAATGTGTGGAAGAAAAAAACCAAAGAGCATGATTGATAGGAAGCAAAGAGGTTCAAACGATTTAGAAGTAATCATTCATGAACTTAAAAAAGAAATAGATAGATTAAACGAGGAAGTACAAGCTAAGGATTTAGAACTTCAAAAACTACAATCCAAAGATGATTAATGTCTTTATTGGATATGATAGCAAAGAGAAAATAGCTTACCATATACTAGCTGAGAGCATACTAAGACATAGTTCAGTACCAGTATCATTTACACCAATCTATTTACCTAACATTCAAGATTCATTTAATAGACCAAGAAATAGTTTATCATCTACTGAGTTCTCATTTAGCAGATTTATAGTTCCTCATCTTATGGGTTATAATGGTTGGGCATTATTCCTAGATTGCGATATGCTGTTTAAAGCAGACATTAAAGAACTATGGGATTTAAGAAATGATGATTATGCTGTTATGTGTTGTCAGCACAATTACATACCTAAGCATCTATCTAAGTTCGGCAATCAAATACAAACTGTTTATGAAAAAAAGAACTGGTCTAGTCTAATGCTAATGAACACATCTAAATGCAAAGCACTAACTAAAGAATACGTTAATGAAGCATCTGGTTTAGAACTGCATCAGTTTAAATGGACTGACAAAGTAGGTGGCTTACCTTTAGAATGGAACTGGTTAGTAGGCGAATATCCATACAACTCTAATGCTAAGAACATACACTTTACAGAAGGTGGTTGTTACTTTGAGAAGTATGAGGATTGTGATTACTCATCAGACTGGTTTAACATTTATACGAATACTGTTAAGATTCAATTATGAAAGCTTTTGTAACTGGTTGCGATAATAACTTTACAGACATACTTGATTGGTTTTTAGATGGCTACCATAAGCATATTAAGATTCCATTATACATAGCTAACTTCGGCTTCCTAAAACAATATCCTAATTCATTCCTAGTTGCATCTGATGGTAGAACTTGGTTTTATAAACCTAAAGCTATTGAAAAAGTACCAGAAGATAAAATCATTTGGATAGACTGCGACATAGAAATTAAAGCAGATATATCTGATATGTTTGATATGCTAGATGACTGCGACTATCTTATGAGCAAAGACCATGCAGTTAGATCAGATAGATGGCAAACAGGAATAGTCGGCATAAACAATAAAAAAGTTCTAAAGAAATGGTTTGATAGATGCGAGATGAGACAAGAGAGATCAGACCAAGAAGCTTTTGCTAAAGTACAACATGAGTTTAAGATAAACAGAATACCAAATGAATATCATGGTTTAAGATTAGGCAAGAACAATGATATAGCCAAAACTATTCATTGGACAGGAGAAGATGGAAAAAAGATTATTAGAGAGAAGATTCGTAAGCAAGAACAGGAATCCAAACATAATCGCAGTACCAATTAAATACGTTAAGTATTCAAATCAGTTTGATAATTGGTTACATTTAAAGGTTAGATCAGAACGAGATAACTTATACCTGAATGACAATCTAGCAAATCGGCGATTAAAAACATTACCTGATATTGATAACCTATTTAATCCATTGATAGTCTGGGCAAGTGATAGCTTAATTTGTATCTTTGGTAACAAGCGATTAAAGACAGCTATTGATAAAGGATATACGCATATTGATTGTTTAGTTTACAAAGACTTCAATAGAGCAGTAGAAGTAGGCACATCTATTTGGAATACATTTAAACAACATGGTCTATCTAAAGTTGATTATTTATTAGCAAATGATAATCAAGCTATACTAAACATAGATAGATATATGGTGGAAGAAAAACAGTTCATAGATATTTACGCAACACATCAGCAAGTCTTAATCCAAGAAGCTTTAAAATCTAATCAAGATATAATGGAAACAGGTTGTGGTTATTATTCTACACCACTGTTAGTTGAGATAGCTAAGTCTAAAGGAATTAAGTTAATAGGATTTGTGCAGGATATAAACTGGGCTAGAAGATTTGACTATTTAATCGGTTCACATTATCAGCAAATACAAATAGACTTTAAACAAGAGATACCATTAACACAAAGATTTGGAATGTGCTTTTTAGACCATGAACAATTTGTAAGAGATAGAATTAAACATCTTAACAACATATTAGAACATACTAACACAGTAGTAGTGCATGATGCTGATAAAGTTGAATCATTTGCCTTGCTACACAAACCATACACTATTGAAATGCACAAACACTTAACACCTAACACAGCAGTAATTAGAAATGTTTAATCCATACGAATACTTTAAAGGTAAGAATGTTTTACTAATAGGTAATGGTGAGAAAATAAACCAGATTGATTATACTAAATTTAATTCAGTAGTTAGAATGAATCTTGGAGTTCAAGACAAACCTTGTGATGTATGGATTAACAATCTAGTACACGAGGGACATAATATGCTTAAAGAGATTCCCAACATTAGATGTATTGTAAGATTAAACTTTGAAAAAGATGGTAAGAGAGCAGAACGTATGCCTGATTGGGTTAAGAAAAAAGCTTGGTTATGGAACACATACGATTACAGTCAAATGACAATAAGATATAATTACTACAGACCAACTACTGGCTTTGTTGCAATCTATTGGTTACTTAATCATTGTCAGTGCAAAGTAACTATTACAGCATTTGATTTCTTTAAAACTAAAAACAGATATACAATGGAAGAAGTAAGTCATATTGGAACTTCTAAAGGTTATAACCATGATGTTAAATTGGAAGAAGATGTTATTACAAAGTTAATTCAAAGAGGAATTATTAATGCCATTTAGCAAACCGCAACTAGACGTATATACTTGTCCAAAAAGATTTAGAGTTCTAATTACAGGAAGAAGATTCGGCAAGACACACTTAGCCATGTATGAACTACTTAGATTTGCAAGTAGAAAACCTAACTCAAAGATATTCTATGTAGCACCTACTTACAGAATGTCTAAAGAGATTATGTGGAAACAAATCAAAAGACTTACAACTGAAAAGAGATGGATTAAATATGCTAATGAAACAGAACTAACATTAGTGCTTAGGAATGGTAGTCAGATAAGTTTAAAAGGTGCAGATAAATCACCAGACAATTTACGAGGAGTAGGTTTGGACTTCCTACTGTTAGATGAATACGCAGATATACCAGTTGAAGCTTGGACAGAAGTTCTGCGACCAACAATCTCAGATAAGCACGTTACAGGAAATGTATTATTCATAGGAACACCTAGAGGATTTGGTAACTGGTCTTATGAGATATTTCAAAAAGGTTTAGGAGATGACCCAGAATGGAAGTCATTTAAGTACACAACATTAGATGGTGGTCAAGTTGATGCAGAAGAAATAGAACAAGCCA